CGCTATCATTCAATATACGGCGGTTTTCGTGTGTTGCGTTGGGTTATTACCTGTTCGTGCGATTTTATCGTGTCTGTGTTGGGTACTTATTGGGCTAGATCGCACCCCTTTCTCGATGTGACCTCACCCACGCACGCCGATACAGTTCGGATGTTTTGTGCCTTCTTTGCGCGGTTTAACTGTGGACACACTGTTTATTTTTTTGGGGGCAGAAATAAAAGAGCTTTACGCTCTCTTGTACTCTTGTATTGCTGCATCCAATGCCTTACGCATCGTTGGGTTGGCGTTTAGTTCCTCTTCTGTTATCTGTTTGGCAATTCTTTTCGCTTGCCCCACTTAGCCCAGAATGGTGCACCAATGTATGCTAGTGCGTTATCCAATTTATTTTGTGTGTAATCCAACTTCCTGCGGACTTCTGTTAATTCCTCCTTGCGTTCCTCAAGTTCCTTTTGTTCCCGATCCAATAGCGTTTGTAATGCTTCTAGCTTGATTGCCATTATCTCTAGTTCGGGATCCTTTGCGGGTTTCTTCTTGGCTCGTTCTTGCGGTGTCTCTAGTCCAATGCATCTTTGTAATATAAACTCCGTCATTGTCATTTTAGCTTGCTTGGCGTTGCTTATGAGCTTCTCACGGTCGCTTGGATCACAGTTAATGTTAATTCTTACTTTGTTTGGGCGGTCTTTCATACTACCTCATATTTACTTGTATATCGCTTGGCTTTACCCCGTAAGC